GGACAAGATTCTTAGAGAGTACAAATACTACCATCAGTTAAATGTGGTTTACGGAGTACTGGACAAGCTGCTTCAAGCATCAAGCCTTAGCGATGGTGATTATGAGGCGATGAAAACCTACATCGCGACCATCGTTGCAAACAACGAGCGCTACAAGGAAGCCTATTCAGCTCAGGAAGGATATACCTACCTTGATAAACAGGCTGAGCGTGACCTGCTTAATGCCCAGTTAGAAGGCGGCCTTCATGAAATCATGGGACGTGATATGCACCCGGGTGTGCCACAGTGATTAGGGTCTCACAGTATGTCAGTGAATCAGATGTCATCGATATACGCCAAAGGCTTAGTCAGCTTGATGAGGCTTATTGGCAAGATAGAAGCCATCATAAACCCAACTTAGGGGTTAAAGGCGATGTGGGGAATTATTATTCGTGTAGTCGCACGTCTATCCCAAAGGATTTAAGGGATGATATTGATGGTCTTGCTCCATCGTACTTTCCTTATCAACTAGAAGACTGGGTGGTGAATAGAACACCCCGTGGAGGTGGTATGCCTCCCCATGTCGATAACGAAGGTTATTTTGGCATAGGACTTCTTTGTTTGCAGTCAGATAATGGCTGTTTTAAATGGTTCAAAGATGATGAGCTCAACGTTTCGGAAATCATCCCGGATCGAGCCGGTCAGCTGATTCAGTTTGATGATATCCGCTTAATTCATAGCGTGCCCACCGTGGTGTCTGAACGTTATGTGGTGGTGTTCCTTTACCGCTAATCCGCCATAAATCTTATTAGAAAAATTTTTAGGAATTTTTAGGAAATAATTATGCACAAGGTATTCCCTGCACTGGTAGATCCAGAGCGGTGTGGGACGCTTTTGTCTCTTGCTCAGAAGCATCTATCCAGTTTTATAAAAAGCGAAGGCGTCATGCGTCGGATGGGCATCAATGGTAGTCAGGTGATGTCTGAATATGCCTTTCTGAAATATTGGAAGATGCCAGATGCTGTCAAGATTTTGGTGGATGATGCACTGCCTTCAAACATTAGAAAGCAGGCCAATGAAGTCTGGCTGCTTCACTTCCCTGAAGGTGGGCAGTTGGATCAATACCAGTCTTCTAAAGCGCTGTTTAATTGCTTATCCATACCGTTGAATTCAGGTGGTGTGTTTAACGTTTGGGATGGCAAAACACCGCAATCAATCGTTAACAAAGCAGGTGATGGTGTGTTGTTCTCGTTGGCGAATTCACATGGCGTGCCTGTAACGATGCAGGCCGATTGGTATTTGTGTTTTCTGTTTTTGAATCACCTTCCTGAAACTATTTTTAATGAATCAAATTTAAAAGAGGTAACTGATCATGCCTGAACAGTTTCTACATGGCGTTGAGGTTGTTGAAATCGACTCCGGTCCGCGTCCTATTCAAACAGTACGATCATCTGTCATCGGATTGGTTGGAACAGCTCCTGATGCGGATGCTGATCGATTCCCATACCACACTCCAATCCTTATTGCCGGTAAACGCAGCGATGCGAAAGGGCTAGGTACTACCGGCACCTTACCAGGCGCTATTGATGATGTGTTTGATCAGACAGGTGCGTTAATTGTATTGGTACGTGTGCCTGATGATAACGCGGCAGAAGATACCGCGACGGATATCTCAGCTGTCATTGGTGGTGTTGATGATGCTACAGGCCAGTATCAAGGCATTCAGGCTTTACTTGCTGCAGAATCAGAAGTGCATGTAGCACCAAGAATTCTCATTGCCCCTGAATTCACCCAGCATGCGGCGGTGGTCAATGAACTGTTAAGTGTTGCTGAGCGTTTGCGTGCCGTTGTTATTGCCGATGGTCCGAATACGACAGATGCCAATGCCATTTCGTACCGTCAAATGTTTGGTAGTTCTCGTTTGTATCTTACGGATCCTTGGGGACGTGTATGGGATACCGAAACGTCACAGGAAAAAGTGCGCCCTCTAAGTGCACGAGTAGCTGGTGTGATTGCCAAGTCTGATGCTGAACGAGGTTTTTGGTGGTCGCCATCCAATCGAGAAATTAATGGGCTATCGGGTACCGCTCGTAATATTGATTTCTCATTGGGTGATGCCAATGCCAGAGCTAATCTTCTAAATGAAAAGCAGGTGGCAACCGTTATTCAAAAAGACGGTTTTAGGCTTTGGGGAAACCGCACATGCAGTGCAGATCCAAAGTGGGCATTTTTGAGTGTTCGTCGTACCGCTGACATGATCAACGAGTCATTACTAAGAGCTCATATGTGGGCGGTGGATCGCAATATCACTAAAACCTACATCGATGATGTGCTTGAAGGTGTAAACGCTTATCTGCGCCATTTACGCAGTGTGGGGGCCATTATCAATGGTGCTGCATGGGCAGATCCTGAGTTAAATACGCCGGATCAAATAGCTAAAGGCAAAGTCTACATCGATTTTGATTTTACGCCGCCATACCCGGCCGAGCACATTACCTTCCGTAGTCATTTAGTAAATGACTATTTAACTGAAATTTTGCCTGAGTAAAGGAGCCATCAATGCTGGATGATATTTTGAAAAACATGGCTCTCTTTGTTGATGGCCGTGGCTATGCGGGTAATGTTGAAGAGCTGACATTACCTAAGCTTACTCTGAAAACAGAGGAGTTTCGTAACGGCGGGATGGATGCGCCCATTGAAATTGAAATGGGAATGGAGAAGCTTGAATGTGAGTTTACCTTAACTCGTTTTGATAAGGATGTACTAAAGCTATTTGGTCTGGCGCCAGGCAAAGCGATTCCGCTGACTATTCGTGGTGCCATTGTGTCTGACGCTGGTGGCCAATTGCCGGTGGTAGTGAACCTTCAGGGGATCGTAAAGGAAATGGATCCCGGTAACTGGAAGCCAGGTGAGAAAGCGACCCTCAAAGCCACGATGTCTATTCGTTACTACAAGTTAACTCATGATGGTGAGACGGTTCATGAGATCGATGTGCCCAATATGGTTCGCATCATTGGCGGTGAAGATCAACTAGCTGCTACCCGCAGCGCACTAGGTATTTAGAGGTTAAGGCATGGCTGAAACAAAAAAGTATTACGTCATTAAACCGACTACCCGCGCTCGCAAAAAGGTGAGTGTGGGTGATGTGCTTGATCTATCTGAATCCCAAGCTCGACCTTTGCGTAACGGTGGTTTTATCACCGTTGAAAAATGTGTGGCAGAGATTGTTGTTGAGCTGGTTAAAGAGAACGAATTACTAAAAGCAAAAGGTGTTAAGAATGAGCCAAGTTAAAGTAGAGCTTAAGCACGCCATAGAAATCGACGGTGTGAAAGTCAGTGTGATTAAGCTTCGCAGGCCGAAAGTTCGAGACATGTTGAGCGTTGAAAAAAGCACTGATAATGACGCCGAAAAAGAGATTAATCTCTTTGCTAATTTGTGTGAGTTAACGCCTGACAATCTGCTTGATTTGGATATGGCCGATTACGCCAAACTACAAAAGGTCTACCAGGATTTTTTGTCTTAAAAGCGATTGATGCGAGAAAAGCAGTGGTTGCCATCGCTAGCCACACAGGTTGGTCTTTGTCTGAACTGTTGGAACTCGATGGACATGAACTGATGAGCTGGCTTGAAGTGTTACCTAAGTACAAATAGGAGAAATGGGAATGGCTGTATTTAAGTTAGCTCTTCAAATTGGCGCTTCTATTGGCAGCAGCTTTCGATCTAGTATTCGGGGTTCCACTTCTCAGTTGGATCAGCTTGGCTCTTCAATCAACAAGATTAAGAATCAGCAGTCGGCCATTCGAAAAGTTGAGCTGGGTGAGGCGAGCGTTGGAAAAGCTCGGGTTGCTTATGAAGCCGCTAGAAAAGAGATGGCAAGGCTCAAAAAGCAGCTTTCTGAAACCGATCAACCATCAAAGCAGTTATGCCAGTCGTTTGAAACCGCCAAGCGAAAGACAGAGCGTCTATCGAATGAATTAGCTAAGCAGCGTGATCGTCTTACCAAACACCGATCTGAACTACAAAAGTCAGGTATCCAGTCTAACCATCTAGCTCGCGATAATGCCAGGCTTGGTGAATCGCTGAATCGCTTAAATAAGAAATACAAAAAGTTAAGTGTTTCTATGAAAGCGGTCGAGGCGAATAAAGCCAAACAAGCTGATCTTAGAGGCCAGCTTTTTGATGTAACAGCACTTGGTACAACGGTTGTTGCTCCAATGACCATCGCGATTAACTTTGAACAATCCATTGCCAAGCTTGGTGCGATCACCAGAAGCTCTGATGCTGCGTTAAAGCAACTCGAAAGTAGTGCTCGAAGTTTAGGTGAGACGACTCAGTTTTCAGCTTCGCAAGCAGCCTCTGCCATGACCTTTTTAGGCATGGCAGGTTTTACAACCAATGACATCTTGTCAGCTACACCAGGCATGTTAAACCTTGCTCAAGCTGCAGGTTCTGAATTGGCAGAAACAGCAGACATTGCCTCCAATATATTGAGTGGCTTTTCACTTGAAGCAGAACAAATGGGGCGGGTGGGCGATGTCCTATCTGCTACATTTACAAGCTCTAACACTACGCTTCAAATGTTAGGAGATACGCTCAAATATGCAGCGCCTGTGGCAAGTGCTACGGGTGCTTCCATTGAAGAAGTCGCTGCGATGGCAGGCTTACTTGGTAATGTGGGTATTCAGGGCAGTATGGCAGGTACGGCATTAAGGGCCGCTTTCTTGCGATTATCTGCACCACCTAAAATGGCCGCTGATGCAATTCATGATTTGGGTGTTGTGGTTACCGATCTTGATGGCAATTTAAGGCCAATGCCTGACTTGCTAAAAGATTTGGCGATGGCCACGGATGATTTAGGCTCTGCTGAGCGTGCTGAGGCGATTAAAAAGATCTTCGGATCAGAAGCTGCTGCAGGTATGACCGAGATCCTAAAGCAAGCAGGGTCTGGTCAACTGGATGTTTACATAGATCAGCTTAAACAAGCTAAAGGCACGGCTGATACGATGGCCAAGCAGATGAGTGATACCACACAGGGAAGTTTAAAACGCCTGGGTAGTGCGCTTGAAGGTGTCGCGATTAGCGTTGGTAGCTTGTTACTACCAAGCCTTGCTTCAGGCTCTGAAATGTTTGCTTCCATGGCAAGCTCTGTTTCAAAAGCTGCCAATGAATACCCATGGCTTACCAAGGTGCTGGTTGGTGCGACGATAGGTCTTGTTGGTATTAAGACTGTGGCTGTTGCCAGTCTGTTTTCATTCACCTTTTTGAAAGGTGGTGTGTTGGCATTAATGACTGCCTATAAGGCCTTGAGTGCAGGCCTTGCTTTAGCACAACTGGGCCTGGGTAGCTTCAATGTCCTGTCGGCGTTAAGTGCTGTGCGAATGGGCATAGTAACTGCCGCACAATGGGCATTGAATGTGGCCATGACGGCGAACCCCATTGGGCTAATCGTTGTCGGTATTGCAGCTCTTGCTGGCGCAGCTTACATGCTTATCAAATATTGGGAACCGATCGGAGATTTCTTCAGTACCTTATGGGGATCAATTAGGGAACACACAGCAACTGCTGTGGATTGGTTGCTTGAAAAAATAGCCTTTCTCAATAAACCTTTTGAGGTTGTTGGTAATGCCTTTTCAGCTGTGAGAGGTTGGTTTGGTGGTGGTGAAGATGCTGAGCAAAATGGCAGTTCAGCAGTCGGTAAGGTTGTGACCCAAAAAGAGTCACTGGTGCTGGAGAAGTCGATAACCTCACTTCCAAAGCAAGTTGAGTCAGCTAGTCATTCAGCGGTTCAATCTCAAAGCACTCACATAAGTGCTCCGATCACCATCCATGCTGCAGATGGTATGAATCCACAGGATATTGCTTTGGCTGTGCAGAGAGCATTGGATGAGCGAGAGTCAATGGTACAAAGTCAGTACAGAGCTAGCTTGTTTGATGGCGCTGTTTATTGAGAACTAAGGGAAAAATTAAGGTGGAAGTATGAGTGAAACGATGATGGCCCTTGGCAGTTATCGCTTTGCTCTGGATAGCGCTGCTTATTCTGAGTTCAAGCGATCGGTAAGTTATCGATGGCAAGCACAGGATAGACTCAATCGAAGCCCAGCCCTTCAATATACCGGTAAGGGGACTGAATCGATTGATTTAAGCGGCGTTATTTATCCTCATTTTAGAGGTGGGCTTGATCAAATTCAGAGCATGCGAAGTGAAGCCAATAGAGGAATCCCTTTGTTGCTGGTTGATGGGTTGGGCTTTGTTTGGGGTAAATGGGTGATTGCCCAGGTAACTGAAGAGCAAACGGTCTTTCTTGGGAATGGACAGCCACTAAAGCACACCTTTCAGGTGCGGCTGCTTAAATATGGGGACGATCGGTGATGGCGGATTCGATATTAACGCAATATCGGACAAAGGATGGCGATGTCCTGGATATGATTTGTCAGGAGCACTATGCCAACGCCGATCAGGCACTTGGTACTGTTCTGGCTTTTAACCCCGGATTGTCATCCTATGGCCCGGTTTTGCCTGCTGGCATTTTGATTTCCTTACCAGATCTTGGCGTAAATGAATTAAAAACTATTCGTCTGTGGAGTTAGTTATGGGGCAGGTTGGTTTTCGAATTCTGGCTGACATAGTTGATGTGACTAACACTATCTCAGATCGTTTATTGTCCTTACGAATTACCGATGAATCTGGTTTAACTTCAGACAGCCTTGAGATAAAACTTGATGATCGAGACTACGCCATCGAATGGCCATCTCACGGTGCTGAATTAAACGTGTTTCTATCAGCCAATGCCGTTGGTTTCCTATCAATGGGGATCTATGTTGTTGACGAAATAGAGCATACTGGCCCACCACAAGTTCTGACTATTAGGGCGAAAGCATGTGATATGAGGACATCCTTAAAAATACCGAAAACGCGTAGTTGGGATTCGATAACCATTGATGGCCTAGTTCAAGCTATTGCGGCTGAACACGGTTTAACTGCCAAGGTTGGAGAAGACTTTACTGGCATAAGCATTCCACATTTGGATCAAACCAATGAATCGGATCTTCACTTGTTAGCTAGGTTAGCCAAAGAGCATGATGCGATAACCAAGCCTGTGCGAGAGTTTCTTGTGTTTGTTCCTAATGGTACGGCTAAAACTTTCACTGGTAAGACAATGCCTGTTATCGATGTTGCCACTAATCAGATAACGCAGCATCGATGCTCACAAACTGAACGAGCTAAGTTTGGCTCTGTGACTGCTCATTGGCATGACCTTGAGAGTGCTGAAAAGCAATCTGTCACCGTTGGTAAAGAGCAACCAGTGTTTTCCCAAAGGAATACTTTTTCCAGTGAAGAAGAAGCAGTGAATGCGGCTAAGGCAAAGCTTGTGCAATTGAGCCGTGGTACGGCAACGCTGTCGCTGACAATGATTGGTAATCCATTTATTCAGGCAGAAGGCCGAATCCTTCTTAATGGAATGCGGCCGCCATTAAATGGTGATTGGATCATTTCCAGGGCTGAACACCAAATTGATGCCAGTGGTTATCTCACGCGATGTGAAGCGACTATTCCCTCTCATTAACAACTTAATTTACGGATCAAATCAGCCGCTTTCAGGGCGGCTTTTTAATGCCCGGAGTTTATGAATCCAATGACAGAAGAAAACCAAAATGATCCAAAAAACCAATCTGAAATGGTGGTGATTCCACGCGAAGAGTTTGAAGACTTGTTAGATCGGGCAGCAGAGCGTGGAGCTGAAAAAGTGCTGGCTCACTTAGGCCTGGAAAACGGCCATGCGGCTCGTGATATCCGAGAGCTCAGAAATCTTCTTGATGCTTGGCGGGATACTAGAAAAACAGCCTGGCAAACCATCATCAAAGTCGTAACCACAGGGGCCCTGGCTGTGCTGCTAATGGGGGGCGCAGTAAAACTAAAATTATTTGGAGGCCAATAGAATGATTACATTATTAGGTGCTTTGCTGGGTTTTGTGTCTAGTTGTTTTCCAGAACTATTAAAGATATGGCAAGACAAGCAGGATCGTAAACATGAACTAGCCATCATAGATCGCCAGATGGATCAGGCTAGATTAGGCCATGACCATCGCTTAGAAGAGATTGCCGTTACGGCCGATATTCAAGAAAGCCTGGCCCTGTTAAAACATGACAGTCAGCCATCAGGTGTGACGTGGGTGGATGGTTTAAGAGCATCGGTTCGCCCCGTCATTACCTATGCCTTCTTTTTACTGTTTACAACTGTGAAATGCAGCGCACTTTATGTGTTGGTAGTGAAGCAGGGCGTTGATTTTGTTTCAGCGTTGCCACAGATCTGGGACCCAGAAACACAAGCACTGTTTGCAGCTGTGATGAGCTTTTGGTTTGGTCAGCGTGCTTTGGCGAAAGCCAGAGGGCAGTAATATGCGCCACATTACCCA